GTGCCGAGCGTCGACGAACTGATCAACACGGACCTCTCGACCGCGACATCGCTCTCGTCGAACTTCCCTTCGCTCGCCGCGCCGATGGCGACGCTCAACTCGGCGATCAGCGCCGTCTCGTCGTTCGCGAGCGCGGCGAAAAGCACGATCAACGGCGTTCTTCAACCGCTCAACGCCGTGCGCTCACAGGTGCAAGTGCTCATCTCGTCGACCGAAAACACGCTCATGAGCGTGACGACGCTCGGCGGGGTTCTGCCGAGCAATCCGTTATCGCGCCAGGTCGCGAGCATCAGCACGCAGATCAACGCCATGCAGAATCAAGCGGCGCTCGTGCAGTTGAATAGCGTGCTCGGCCGCATGGGTTCGAACCTCGGGCAGATCAATAGCGGCGTCAAGACGGTGCAGGTCGGCGGCGGAAATCTGTTCGACCTGGCTTCGAAGTTCTACGGAAAGGTCAGCGGTTGGACGGCGTTGCAGAAGGCGAATCCGCAACTCGGCAACGACACGAACATCAGCGGTAATCAAACCATCACCATTCCGCCCTATACGGGCGACTCTGGAGGCGTGCTAGATGCCTAACACCGCGCAGGCGGTACGCGGCGCGGTGACACTCGCAGGCAAGGATCAACCTCTGACGGCGATCAAAGGGTGGATCGCGCTCGAAGTCGACAACAACAACTTCGCGAGCGCGGACACCTTTTCGATCACGTTCGCCGCGAACAAGCTGCCGCCCGATCGCGACTTGAACTGGATTTCGAGTCAAACCGAGATTTACGTCGAGATTTTCGCGGGCGTTCCTGACGATCCGAGCGATTGGAACGAAAAAGAACTGACGTCGCTGATTTACGGCCAGGTCGACGCGCTCGAATATGACCCGGTTGCGGGAACCGTCCACCTCTCCGGTCGCGACCTCACGAGAGTTTTCATCGACGCGAAAACGACCGAGAAATGGCAGAACAAAACGTCGTCGCAGATTGCGCAAATCCTCGCGCAGCGGCACGGCATGACTGCCAGCGTGACGCCGACAAAGACGCTCGCCGGCAAGTTCTACGAAATCGATCACGACAAGATGACCGCGGCGCGTACGGAGTGGGATTTGCTCTGCGAGCTGGCGCGGCATGAGCAATACGATGTTTGGGTCGACGGCCAAACGCTCAACTTTCATCCGAAGGTCGACGCGTCGACGGTGACGCCCTTTCGCGTGAACTGGACACCGCCCGACGCCGAAACCGGCTACTCGACGAGCAACGTCGAAGGCTTGCGGCTGGAGCGCGCGCTGACCGTCTCGAAAGGCATCGTCGTCGTGGTGCGGTCATGGAACGACGCCGCGCAGCAGGTTTTCACGTCCACGTTCCCGCCGAGCAAGCAAACGACGGTCAAGCCTGGCGCGTCGAAAATCGGCGGCGGATCGCAGACGTATTACTACAGCGTCCCGAACCTCACGCAAGAGAAGGTGTTGCAGTTCGCGCAGGCGAAGTACGCGCAGATCATTCAACACGAGATGAAATGCGATTTCGTCATTCCTGCGGCCGGCAATGATGCGCTCACCGTGTCGAGCGTGATCGCGCTGAGTGGCACGGGTACGGCGTGGGATCAAACCTACTTCCCCGACTCGCTGCGGCGCGCGCTCGACTTCGAGAGCGGCTACACGCTGCACGTCAGCGCGAAGAACCATTCACCCGACACGCAGGAGGCTGAATGAGCCGTCTCGCTAACGCAATGAGCCAGCGCGCGGCGCTCGCGATGCTTGACCTGACGACGCCGCGCACCGGCCTCATTACGTCGTATGACCCTGCAAAGTACGCCGTAAAGGTCGCGATTCAGCCGGAAGGCGTCGAGGTTGCAGGGTGGATTCCGCTCGGTGCGATCGGAGTCGGCAACGGCTTCGGCATCGTGTGCGGCCCGAACCTCGGCGACATGGTGCAAGTCGCGTTCGATAACGCATCGCCGAACGCGCCGCGCATCGTCGGGCGCTTCTTCTCGAACGTCAACATGCCGCCCGCAGTGCCGAGCGGCGACACGTACATCGTCCACCAGTCCGGGAGCGCGCTGAAGTTCAACGGCGACGGGACGATCACCGTCACCGCGACATCGAGCATCACCTATACGGCGACGCAACACCATTTCGTCGGCGCTGTGCAGATGGATAACACGCTGCTCGTGAAGCAGACGATGACCGGGCAAGGCGGCATGGCGGTATCGGGCGACAACGGCAGCGGCAACGCCTCGACGATCACCGGCAATTTCAACACGACCGGCACGATCACCAACAACGGCAAGAACATCGGCAGCACGCACCAGCACTCGAACGGCAACGGCGGCGCCAACACCGGAGCACCGATTTGAGCGACATCTATCACTTTTGGGGCAATGATCTAACTGCCTCTGCCTCGGGCGATCTATTGCTCGCGGATAGCGGCGACACGACGCAACAGCAGATTCTTCGCGCGCTGCTCACCAATCCCGCACTCTCCGACCGCGCAGGGAACCCGCTCGCAACCGCCGATTACTCGGATCATCCCGACTTCGGCGCGGGCCTGCCGCGGCGCGTCGGCTCAACGCTCAATGTCGCGGAGCTGCGCGCGCTCGTTCGAAGCGTTGTCGTTTCCTTTCCGAGCGTCGCACGCACGCCCTCGCCGAAAATCGATGTGACGCCGTTCAACGACGGCGCAACGATCGACATCCAATACGCCGACCTCATCACCGGCACGACCGAAACCCTCTCCTTCGACATTAACCGATGAGCGTCAATACCCAATCCTTCACGCAACTCTTAACCGGGTTTGCGACGACGGTGCAGGGCGCGGCATCCTCTCTCGTGAACTTCGTCATTGGCTCGGTTCTGCGCGCCATTGGCGAGGGTACGGCATGGGTCGCGCTCTGGCTCCAAGGTCTCATTCTCAACGCCATCGCACTCACGCGCGCATCGACGTCGAATGGCGCGGACCTCGATACCTGGCTCGCGCAATTCGGATTCTCGCGGCTCGCGCCGACAGCGGCAAGCGGTCAGGTCACATTCTCGCGCTTCACGACGACACAGCAAGCGCTGATTCCGGTCGGCTCGATCGTTCAGACGAGCGACGGCACGCAGCAATATCAAGTCGTCGCAGACACCACGAACGCGGCATATAGCGCGACGCTCGGCGGCTTCGTCATTGCGGCCGGTCAAGCGTCGGTCACATGCTCCGTCGTCAGCATCACGCCCGGATCGAACTCGCTGAGCCTGCCTGATTCGTCGGGCAACGTCAGCGCGAACACGATCACCGCGCTCTATCAGTCGATTCCATTCGTCGACACGGTAACGAACGCGCTGCCATTCACGAACGGCGTCGACGCGGAAACGGAAGCTGCCGCACGCGTGCGCTTCGTCGGGTATCTCGCATCTCTCGCGCGCGCGACGAAGGCGGCAATTGGCGCGGCGATCACGGCGCTCGGCGCGAACTATACGTACACGATCATCGAGAACCAGACGCTTGCCGGTGCAACGCAGATGGGATATTTCGCCGTTGTCGTCGATGACGGAACCGGTGCGCCGAGTTCGTCGATTCTGTCGGCCGTATATAACGCGGTCGACGCGGTGCGCCCCTTTACATCGACGTTCGGTGTGTTCGCGCCCACGGTCGTCAATGCAACCGTTGTCATGACGCTGCAAACGACGTCGGTCGGCGTCGCGCACTCGACAACGTGCGGCCTCGTTCAAACGGCGCTCGCCTCCTACATCAACACGCTGCCGCTCGGCGCAAAGCTGTCGTATTTCAAACTCGGGCAGATCGCGATCGACGCATCGAGTGACGTTCTGAGCGTGCTCACGCTGACGATCAACGGCGGAACGTCCGACCTCACGGTGACGAGTCAGCAAGTAATCAAAGCGGCTTCTGTGAGTGTTTCGTGATGACGGGCGATCAATCGGATTTCTTCGCCCGCATCAAAGCGCGCATGCCGAGCGGATGGTTCGGCTCCGACTCGCCAATCCTCGATGCGCTGATCGGCGGCATCGCCTCGGCGTTCGTGACGGTCTACGCGGCGTATCAATATTTGCTCGCGCAAACCCGGCTCCAAACCTCGACCGATGGCTGGCTCGATCTTGCGGCGGCGGATTACTTCGGCGAAAGCGGCTTGCCGCGGTTGCAAAGCGAGACGGACGCAGCGTATCGAACGCGCATCAAAATCAACATCATCCGAGAGCGCGGCACGCGCGCGGCGCTGGTGAAGATTCTGACGGACCTCACCGGGCGCGCGCCGGTCATCGTTGAGCCTGCTCGGCCGCAGGATACCGGCGCGTATGGTGGGCTTGAAAGCGTGACGCTTGTCGGCTCGCCCATGATCTACCGCAATGATTGGCAGGGCAATCAACTTCTATATGCGACGTCTCGAACGAATGTCGCCTTGCAGTCGAGCGCTTTCGATAATTCGTCGTGGTCTAAGCTGAATGCGACGGTGACGGCAAACGTCGCCTCTAACCCTGATGGCACGACGACGGCAGACCGGCTCATCGACAACGCCACGAATGGAGAGCATCGTGTTACGCAAACATGGACCGATGATCTTACGCAGAACTGGTCGTTGAGCGCGGATGTCCAGAGCGGGACCGGAAGCCTCGGTATGCTGCTTGCAATTTACGACACATCGAACTTCAATAACTTCGTTCGCGCGCAATTCGTGAACAACGGCGGTGTATTTAGCCTCGCTTCGGTTGCGGCTGGCGGGTTGGGGGCAAACGCAACGGCGCAATGCGTGCTCGCTCCCGATGGCTTGAACTATCGCCTAAGCGTTTCGGGTTCGCCAAACTCGACGTTACCATCCGGCACGATGCGCGCGAACATAAATCTCTTCGCCGCGGGCGCCAGCGCCACGGGGATTTACGTTGGAAGCGGCAACTACAACTCTCTTTCGAACGCTCAGATCGAAAGAAGCGGCGTGCCGACCGGTCGCATCTCAACGACGACGGCACCGGTTTCGGTTACGGATTACGCGTTGACCGGCAGCACGCCCACGTTCGCGTTTCCGCCTGTGTCTGGTGCCCTTCTCACATGGAGCGGAGTCTACACGTCGCAGACCATTACGACACCGACCGCAGTATCGGGGCAATGGTTCGGCACTGGCGACGGCGTTTCGACTGCGTTCGCCATTACGCGCCGCTACGCATGCGCGCTTGGTTACGGTCTAGCGGGTGCATACGGCTCGCTGCTGCACAACTATCAAGCATTCGTCACCGCATATCGCCCCTCTGGCTCTGGCATTCCCTATGTGCAGGGCTACGGAACAAGCCCGGGCGGATATGCAACGCCATCTCGCGCCGCTTACGCAAACATCGGGCAAATGACGGCCGGCGTCACCGACGCCGCCATCTACGCCGCAATCGCGTCAGTTCTCCCCGTCGCGACGATTGCATGGGTCGCGATCAGTAACTAATCCACTGTCGATATGCAGCACCAGGCCCGCCTCGCGCGGGCTTTTTCTTTTGGAGATTCACTTTGGATCGCGTTCAAGTATTCGCAGGTCAGATTCCCCTTGAAACCGACTTGCTCAACGCGCAGAAAAACGCTCTCTTCGCGCTCGGGCAGTTTGCGCAAGACGTTCTCGGCACGAGCACAGTATTCAGCGGCCTCGCATGCGTTCCGAACACGCCCGCGGCGATGAATGTCATCGTGCAGCCGGGCGCGGTGTATTCGCAAGCGGCGCTCGACGCGACCGCGTATTCCTCGCTTCCCGCCGACTCGTTCGTCACGCAGAAGCAAGGCATTCTCAAGACCGCGCAGACGTTCGCCACGCCCGCCCCTGTCACGTCCGGGCAGTCGATCGTATACCTGATTTCCGGCGCGTTCCTTGAAGCCGACACGAACGCCGTCGTACTGCCGTATTACAACGCATCGAACCCGGCGCAGGCGTACAGCGGGCCGAACAATACCGGCGTCTCACAGAACACGACGCGACAGGATACGGTTCAACTGACGCTCACGACGGGCGTGCCGGCGACGACTGGCTCGCAGCTCACGCCCGCAACGCCTGCCGGTCAGATCGCGCTCTACACGATCACCGTCGCATTCGGCGCGTCGACCGTTGTCGCGGGCAACATCGCCAAGGTGGCGGGCGCGCCGTTCCTGACGAGTTCGCTGCTTGCGCAGATTCAGGCGCCGATTCCTGGCCGACTGCTTCGCACGCTCGTTTATACGAACGTCAGCGGCACGCAAAACGTCTCGATCGATGGCGGAACGCCGACCACTAGCGGCGCGTCTACGTATGTACCGTCCGCGTCGATGTCGTTCGCCATCGCCAAGGTTCTCGGCGGTGGTGGCGGCGGCGGCGGTACGGCAACCACATCAACCGGCCAGGCGGCGCTCGGTAGCGGCGGCGCCTCGGGTTCTTTCGGCGTAAGCAAACTCACGGCCGCAACCGTCGGCGCGTCGCAAGCCGTCACGGTCG